CAGCAAGGGCCATTGGATCCGCTCCCCAAATTTTGCGCGGCTTGTAGGTCCGGCGCATGATGACTGCGTCACTGGAATTAGGGGGGATGATAACGACGCTTCCGCTAGTCTGTTCTCCGACAAAATCCACTGAAGTGGGGGCCAGAGAACCATCGTCATTCTCAAACACAGCACAGCTAATGGCGAAGTTCTGTTGGGTCTTGGGGACGAAAGTTACTTTGATCGTTGCACTGTTAACGACGAAGTGGTCGTACAATGCTGCCATTTGATCGAAGTACATTGGTTGATGACCCGTGCCTGTCACGTTCGGGTCATACATACTGTTAGCAGAGAAGTTGTACGAAGCCATTGCTCCCGCGGTCGGAGACAGCGTAATCTGTTCGCGGTACTTGTGAGACATTGTGACCCTGGTGGGAAAGCCGGATCCTAGACGAACTTTGGCAAGCTGTCGCGTGCCTTTCTTCGGTCCAACGAATCTGGAGCGTTTAGCCTTCTTTCCACGAACTATGCGTCCGAAGGCACTTTTGCGCTTCCGACCGAACTTGAACGCCATCTTCAGCAAAGCAGATAATGCCTATGAATGCTAGGTACGTGATAAATAAAATTGTAACTATAGCCACGTCAATCATTCAATTTGTGAATTGTGTGAAGTGTCCTCTTACGTTAGGGGTAAAGCAAATCACTCAAAGAACTTGAACTCCTGTTCAAATGGGCCAAAATCCCTTCTTTCCCACAGATACCTCAGTGTTCCCAGGAATCTGGAGTGTCCCCAGAATCGTCCTCGGGTTCTGTACCCCGGACTGCGAAGGCTTCGCCGAGTCTTGCTCTTCGGATGAAGTCTTGGAGGGGTGTGTAAAAGAAGACAGGGGCCCAAGACCGTTGCTCCGCCCGAGTGGAAAACCCGGATAGGCGAGCTCCTCGCCTTCCACTCGTGGAAGCTCCTGGGGGGCCAACTCTGACGACACCGTCTGTTCGTTTTCGTCAGTTTCGTCCTCTTCTTCGAGGCCGAGGATTTTGGAGCGTTTATTCTCCGCTGTTGGAGAGTTGAAGGCTGCCTTCAACAACGCTGGAGCATCCGATGGCAAGCCGATACGGATGGATTTGTAGCGACGGTGCAGGGCCTGTCGCGTCTCTGCATCCGTCCAGATCTCGTCGATGCTGTACTGACTCGTAATGCAGATGACCTGCGGTCGAAGGGCTGTCGAGGAAAGCTTCACTTCCCCCGAGAAAGGGTATCGATCGCCCCAGATCTTGAAGTAGTGGCCCAGGCAAGCGTGGGCCTGATCGACGTCGTCGATGATGACGTTCGCCTGGCCTTGGTAACCGCACCACCATTTGTTGCACGACTTGAGGTACGCGTCTGGGTAGTCTTCGCGCGCGCGACGGGACTTCCCAGTTCCGGCTTCGCCGTAGAACCAGACGTTCGGGGTGGTCCCGTCCGTCCAAGACAGGCCAGAGGGCAATCGTTGATTGTCTCTGCGGATCGCGCCGAGGGCGCTGTAGTGGGCGATGGCGATTTGCGCGTCTGTGACGCGCTTGCCCGCTTCGGCTTCCTCGCGGGCTTCTTCCCAACGACATTGTTCGCGCTTACCTGGGTGTTGCTCCTTCGGCTCGCCTACTTCGTAAAAGTCTCCTTCCTTTGAGCAGTAGTCTCGATTTTGTTCGCCAGTGCCCTTGGCAGGCTCCCAGAAGCACGCGATAATCTTGATCAGCTCTGTGCGACGCGCAGGCTTCTTCAACTCGACGTATCCTTGGATATGTTCTTGACCTGTCGTTGGAGCCTTCTCCTTTCCTCCGATGAGGTAAGTCGAAAGCTTTTCGAGTTTGTCGAAAGTTGGTTTCAGGTCCTCGCAAGAAGGCTGTGAGGGTCCACCAAATTGAATGGTGAACACCCAATTTGGGTGTTGTTGTTCTTGCTTGCTTGGAGCCTTAGCTTTGATCATCTTCTTCGTCGATTCGATTGTTTGTGATTTGCTTTTTTGTGAACGCGAATTTTCTGGCGTTTCAGATAACTTGCGGGCTTTCCATTCGTCTACTAAACTACATCTACGATACTTCCGTTTAGCGACTTTCCGGAAAGATTTTATTTATTTTTTTCTTTTGGTCTTGTTGATGGCCGTTTCTGAGCTACGCAACGGCCATCGTTTTAGAGAGATAGAAAGCATGGTCTGGGTAATAATGGACCAGACCATGCTAGCTACCGCGGGTATGCAGGCTTACATGTCGCGCCTTAGAGGTCTAAAGCCCTGCACTCGGGTAGCTGCTTTCTTGGTATCTCTAGTGTTAGGTCGCGACGCCAGCGGACCGTCGCTCGTGCCTCGCTCGTTCGCTGGCTGCGAGCCGGGCGGTGATAAACTTGTCAGTAAGTGAGTGGGCTTTGCAGTGGGGCTCTACCTACGCTACGCTCCGGAGGCCGCTTAGTGATGTCCAGTAGGGGTAGCACTGGCGCAGTAGTGCGCAGTGGTAGCGCAGTAGTGCGCAGTGGTAGCGCAGTAGTGCGCAGTGGTAGCGCAGTAGTGCGCAGTGGTAGCGCAGTAATGCGCAGTAGTAGCGCAGTAATGCGCAGTAGTAGCGCAGTAATGCGCAGTAGTAGCGCAGTAATGCGCAGTAGTAGCGCAGTAGTGCGCAGTAGTGCCGCATTAATGCGACCCTATTCTTGAACCTAGAGTTAAACCTATTCTTAAACCTATAGCTAAACCTATAGTTAAACCTACTCTAGGGTTCAACATCACTTAAGATCCTCCCTGATCCTTCACTTCTGTCCAGGTCGCATTGTAGACAATGTCGACCCACACAAACACATCCGCAGTAGCGCCACTTGTGTGGTTTTGCGATACGATGCTCCAGACGGTCGACTCCGTCGGGCTCGCCGCCGCAGAACCTTGCTGTGCAGCAAGGGCCATTGGATCCGCTCCCCAAATTTTGCGCGGCTTGTAGGTCCGGCGCATGATGACTGCGTCACTGGAATTAGGGGGGATGATAACGACGCTTCCGCTAGTCTGTTCTCCGAC